TCAAATGGTGGTGATGCATCAGATATAATGTACATACAAAATAACAAACCTAAAATATTTGAGATGATAGATAACAATGCTTCTAGTTCTGTAGATGCTGAAAAAGCCAAAGTTCAATACAATCAAGCATTGCAAACTGGTGTTGCAACTAATGCAGTGGATATGGCTTATGAAGCTGGTGTTTCTATATCTGATCTATTAGGAATGGCAATTGACACTCGTAAATCATTTGCAAACGACCCAAACATAGATGGCGACAAAGTGTCTAATGCAATGAAAAATAAAATCGCAATATACGAAGCAAAAGAATCTGATGCCAGACAAGAAACAAAAAGAGCATCTGTTAGTCTGCGTCATCAATTGGAAAACAATGTTTATAAAGGAATAGCTGTTAGTGATAATGAAATAGAAAAAATGCTTTTAGAAGATCAAAACAGTTTTTTTAAAGCTAGAAATACTTTTAATAGAACTAATGATACAAATATTAGCAAGGAGATAAACAATTCCGTTGGTTTACGAATTGCAGCAGTGAAGAATGACTTAGTACCCTCTGCACCAATTACAGAAGTAGACTTTGCACAAGAAACTTCTTTAATTCTAAAGAACAGGGGTCAGATTAATGCCGTTAATGAACTACATCAAAAGTTTTTGAATCATAAAGATATAAATAGAACCAATAAAATTGGTATTATGCAATTAATTAAATCTTTAGCAGATGAAAAATTAAAGTTAAATAATGATACTTTTGTAGCAAATATGGAACGTATGTTTGATGGCAGTGAAAATACTGCAATACTTAATCCAAGAGATTTATTAAAACCTGAATACATTAGAAACCTAAAGAATAAACAAGTTATTGGCATAGGTTCAGAATTTGCTTATGACGAAAAAGGTTGGGTTAAAAGAGTTCTTGCATATGAAAAAAAATATACAAAAATGCAAAAAGAAGCCTACGAATTAAGTAGATTGGGTGTGGCACAAGCTAAAGGTATTGGATTAAATGAAACACAAAAAACTGTGCTTGAGGATAAAATTATACAAAGATCATTTTTTACTCCTGATGGTATAGAAGTTGAGTACGACATTTTTAGTAACAATGAAGATGTCAGAAATGAAAGTATGAAATACTATGCCCAAATTGTTCAAAGTTATGGATATATACCTCGTCCTTTAGCACAGATATTAAACAATGCAAAAACTCTTAAAGATGAAGATTATCAAACAGCAAAAGCATTATATTCTACTATTAAACAATCAATCATTGTTAAGCATGGAAAAAATAGCCGTAAAGATGGTGAAACATTTTTTGAAGAAGTATTGAAAAATAGCAATGTAGATGGTGTTCTTATGAATTCATCACAATATTATGCAGATGGTAACGCATTTAGAACTGCACATTCATCACAATCTATAAATAGAAGTATTTCTGAATTTTTCAGAATAGATGGTAAAAATGACGATGAGACATTTGACCAGGGATTTCAAGTTGTAAAAGACTACCTTGGAGCTAATTTCTTTCAAAGCTTTTATAGAGATAAGGTTGGTGGTGATCCATATGAAGATAGTGCATTACTTGCATATGTAAATCAATCAGGTGTTTCTAACTTTGAAGATGCGATTATAAGAGATCCTCAAATTAAGAACGAAATGATTAAATATGTAAAATATCAAATATCAAAAGGTAATCTTACTCGTGATGCTGATGGTCTAGCTAATGGTATAAAGACTGCATTTTATCAGTTTGCACCCCATTTAAGTATTCATGAAGATGCAAATGGTCAGGCATATTTAATTAAAGGTAATAGCATTGTTAGAGAAGCACAAACTACTGTGCCTACAGGTGGTCCTACAGTAACTAAAGATATAATTGTTAACGATATGAAAGAACAATACTTTGCTTCTTTTGGAGGTGGATCAAACGATCCAGCAATATTAAGTGCTATAGATAAAGGCGATCTTATGTTTATTGGTAATAATGATGGTGTAGGCGATCAAACATATAGAATAGTTGCAGTAACAGGAGATGGTAGATATCCAACAATAGCAAATAATTACAGATGGAATTATCAAGATTCACAATTACAAAAAGATTATTATATAGCATTGAATAAAATTCAAAATGAACCAGTTAGAAAAATACTCAATAGTTTTAACTTCATGTCAAAGAATGTTTTAGATCAGACAATGAGTAAGATATCTAGTTCAAGAGATTATGCTGAAAGCTTTAAAAGTCTTGTTAATAGTTATAACTCTATAGCTGGTTCTGTAAACAGAGCTAGAATAGAATACACTTCAATACTTCCCTATCTAAAACTTGATGCAACACAAAATGATTTAGATGGTTACTTTGATGAGTTTATGGCTTTAGGATTTACTACACGATGATAGAGGCACATCTAAAACCATATATAGATCAACAAAGAGAAGCTATTGCACAAGAGAATGTTGACCAAATAGCCACATATAATGATGTTTATAAAAGTCCATTAGTTGCTCCAGAAGAATATAACTTTGGTGAATCTTTCATGGCTGGTTTTAGGCAGTATGCCCCAGCACAATCAATAATGAGACTAATAGAAAATACTGGTTTTAATGATGATGAAACATATGATCCTTTGAAAGATACACAAATACCAAAAGGATATGAGTGGAGATTCATTAATAGTGCTAGTGCAGAAGAAACATCTGTAAGATTAGAAAGATTAGATGCTGATTTAAAAGACNTAGATGCTATAGAAAATGGTAACTTACTTGCCGTTGGATTGGGTGGACTTGTCTCTCCGTTAACATTAGCACCTCTTGGCACATTTAAAACACTAAGCCAAACCAGTTTTTTAAAACGATTTGTAGGTAGTGCAGCTTTTACGACTGCCTTATATGCACCTGAAGAATTTCTTATTGCATCACAGTCTGAGGGCAGATCAGAGTTAAGTCAGACATTAGTCCCATTAATGGGTGCAGGTCTAATCGGTGGTACAGTTGGTGGATTATTTGGTAGACGAATTACATCTAACATGAATCCAGCAGATGAGTTTGCACAAGAAGGCGAAGAAGGAATCTTTAGAAGTGCTGGAGCTTCTGTTAATGAAGCCAATCCACAAATATTAAGACAATCACTAGACAATGAAGGATTAGCTGAAACTGGTATTGCTTTAGAAAAACTAAAGTGGAATCCAGTTACAAGATTAACTGCCAGTGTAAATCTTACATCAAGAAAGATAGTTGCTGGTCTAGTTGATATGGGTGGTGTTATCCAAAAGAAAGTCCAGGGTGGCAAGGTTACTGGTGAGGCTATGGATCAGTCAGTAGAAACATCATTTAGAACTACATATCTTAGCTCATTGTTAGATGGTATCAGAGCTACCGACACAGCTTATCTTGCTTTTAGAGGAGTAGTTGCCAAGACTGGAGACATTGGTCGATCAATGCAAATGATTAGTCAGAAAGGTAAAGACTTCATACAACGTAACAACACATTATCTGAATTTGGCTTTCGTGAAAGAGTTGCTAAAGCCATGAGAAATGGAGATGCTGATGAAGTGATTGATGAAGCAACACCTTTTGTTAATCAAGCAGCTTCTGCCTATAGAAAACACTTTGATAAAATTAANAAAAATGCTGAGGAAGTTAAATTATTTGAGAATGATTTAGCTAAGAAAATCAAAGGCTTAGAGATAAATGTTAGCAATGGAGTTGCAGGAGCTACAGAAGCTCTGGCTAATGCAAGAGTCAAACTACAGCAATTAAGAGAACAAGGTGTCTTACTTAATACTGCATTAGGTTATGTACCTAGAGTTCCAAGAATAGATAAGATAGAAAAAAACGCAGAGCAATTTAAAGGTATAGTAAGTAACTGGGCTATGGGCCATTTCCAAATGACAAGGCAACAAGCCGATAGTTATGCAGATGAGATCATACTTAATTATACTAAGAGCAGACCATTCTATAATCTTGATGAGGGAACAGATCAGATAGACTGGATTACAAATGCATCAGGCACAAAGGCTAGATCATTTGAAATACCTGATAAACTTATAGAAGAATTCCTAGAAAACGACATAGAAGTATTAGCAAGACATCATACTAAAACTATGGGTGTTGATATAGAACTGACTAGAAAGTTTGGCGATGTATCTATGTCAAAGATTATTAAACAGATTTCAGAAGAATATGATGCCCTAGTCAAAGAAGCCCCCACTATTGCTGAGAAGCAAAAGCTTAAGCAAGGGTTGGCAGATGATCTACGAGACATAAGAGGTTTGAGGGATAGAGTAAGAGGCACATTCGGTGCATCAAAAGACCCTCATAATATGTCTAGTCGATTTGTAAGACAGATGAAATCATTCAATGTGCTTGTAGGCATGGGAGGTGCAGCAATATCATCTATACCTGATATAGCCAGACCTATAATGACTGAAGGTTTTAAGAATGTTTATGAGCATGGTTTCCGTCATATGTTCAAGAACCAAAGATCAGTTATAAAGCAGATGACACAGAAAGAAGCACGACAAGCTGGTATAGCTGTAGATGCTGCTTTGGGTTTACGTGCTAACTCCTTTTCTGACATAGGTGATTTATTTGGTAGTCGTTATGCTATGGAAAGAGCATTGAATCAATCTACTGGTATATTCTTTATGATGAATGGTTTGAATTATTGGAACCAAGCCATNAAAGAGTTTAGCAGTAATATAATTAGTTTGCGTATGACAAATGCTATCATGCGTAATTTCCAAACATTAAATGCTACAGACAGACGTAAGTTANTGGCTAATGGTATAGACGGCAATGATGCTTTTCGTATGCAACAATTAATACGTCAGCATGGACAAAGAGTAGATGGAGAGTGGTTACCTAACACTGCATTGTGGGGCGATAAGGCTATGGTGCAAAAGTTTAGAAATGCACTAAACCAATCAGTTGACAGAACAATCATTACCCCAGGAGCTGGTGATCGTGCCTTATGGACATCTACAGAGTTTGGATCTTTAATTACACAGTTTAAAGGTTATGGTCAGGGAGCTACTGTCAGACTTCTTACATCAGGTCTGCAAGAAAAAGATTCTGCCTTTTGGCAAGGAGCATTTGTTCTTGTGGGTATGGCATCACTTGTTAATGAATTTAAAAAGAAACAATATGGTATAGATAAGGAACAATCCTATTCTGAGTTAATGGCAGATGCTATTGATAGAAGTGGAGTTCTTGGTTGGTTTACAGATGTAAACAATTCAATAGAAAAACTATCAGATTATAGACTTGGCTTACGTCCTATGATGGGTAAAAGCCAAGGTTATTTACCATTTGGTGCAAAAGCTGGTGCTTTATTTGGACCAGTTGCTAGTAATATAACAACGGCTGGAAGTGTAGCTACAGATATATTGTCTGGTGAAGCTGATGACAGAACCTTACGAAGTGCAAGGTTTATTACCCCTACTGGCAACCTACCCTACCTTGATCCTATATGGGATAAGATAATGGCTGCAAAGTGATGTGAATTAACAATGAGGTGCAATATGAGTAAAGGTATTAATTATGGCTACTATTTCTATTGCAGACAACGATGCACGAATACAACATAGTATAGGTGGTGGAGGCAATACAGCAAACTCCACACAATTTACTATCGACTTTCCATTCTTTTCACTTGATGACATCAATGTAACTATAACAAATAGCTCAGGTGTGGACACAGTTCTAACAAGAGGTAGTGGCTCCAATACATTTGCAGTATCAGGAACGGCAGTTGATGATGGTTTTTCTGGTGGTAATATTACATTAGGGTCTGTTTACACAAGTTCTACTGTAACTATTACAAGAGATATACCTATAGTCAGAACAAGTGACTTCGCTACATCAGGACCTTTTAATATATCAAGTTTGAATACTGAGCTAGATAAAATCTATGCCGTTATGCAACAGATTGAGACTGACAATGATCGTTCACTTACAATGCCAGACTCAGATGCTTTGACTGCTATTACTTTACCAGGTCAAACATCTAGACTTGGAACTGTTCTTGGCTTTAACGCATCTACAGGTCAAGCTGAAGTTGGACCAACAATAGCAAACGTAAATGCTTTATCTGCAATTACGGCAAACATTAATACAGTTGGTGGGATTGCAAGTAACGTAACAACAGTTGCCGGTATACAAGCTAACGTAACAACAGTAGCTGGTATCAGTTCTAACGTATCAAGTGTTGCTGGAAACTCATCTAATATTAATAGTGCCGTTTCCAATGCGTCAAACATAAACACAGTTGCTGGTTCTATAAGTAATGTGAACACAGTTGGTGGAGCTATATCGAATGTAAACTCTGTAGCTGGTAATGCATCTAATATAAATACTGTAGCTGGTAAAGCCTCATTGATTACATCATCATTTGCAACAGATATGGCTTTGATAGATTCAACATTTGTTACAAAAATGGGATTAGTAACAAGTGATTTTGTAACAGATATGAATTTAGTAACGGCAGATTTTATTTCTGACCTTAACGATATTGCCACAACAGCTATAATTGCTGATTTAGATTTACTAGCCACCTCTGATTTTATATCTGATCTTAATGAAGTTGAAGGCATAAAAGCCAATGTAACTACAGTAGCTGGAATAAGTAGCAATGTTACTTCGGTAGCTGGTAATGCAAGTAATATTAACTCAGCCGTAAGTAACGCAAGTAATATAAATGCGGCAGTATCTAATGCTAGTAATATAAACTCAGCAGTTAGTAATGCCTCTAACATAAATTCTGTAGTCAGCAATGCCAGTAATATTAATACTGTAGCAGGTGCAATTAGTAATGTTAA